ATGTCTAAGGGTTATAAAGTAATCGATGTAGGTACAGAGCCTGAAAATGATGTGACATTTGGAACATGTGAATTATGTATGTCTTATGGCAATGAGGTAGATAATCCATATGTAGTTATTGAGAAGCCGAATGGGACAACAGAAGAAGTTCCAATCTATTATTGGAATTGGGGAGATTACTTTGAATATTATATTGATAACGTAGTTGAATTTTCGGCATTCTTATCTGAACAAGATATAGACGATAAAGAATTTGAAGAAGATAGCACGTCAGTCATTATTAACTTGATCAATGAATATGATTGGTCGAAAGGAGATTAGTCACCAATCGTGGTGGCTTTTTGTTATGTAAAAAAAGAACCACATATTTAGGAGGATATAACATGAAACCTATTAAAGAATTAGTAATCATATACAAAGAGAATGAATCAGTTCCAGAAGTATTTTTAAATGGTATCAGTCTAAATAATGGAGGGGCAGGATTAATATCTCTTAATATTAATTGGTTTACAAAAGACTTATCAGAAGACGGTGAATCGATTGAAGATATGTTAAAGCGCAATGTATCACTAGAGTTCTACGATCAACCTGGTAAGAACATGACTAAGTGTAAGCTTTCTCAATCATTTAAGTTATGATTATTGACACATCAACTAAATCAACAAGACATATCTTCTACAACTCTGGAGAGTGGAGACGACTTAGACTCGAAGCGATTGAAAGGGATAACAACGAATGCCAATGGTGTAAGTTAGAAGGCAAGGTGACGACAGATAACCTAGAGGTTGATCACATCAAAGAGTTAGAGTTTTATCCTGAGTTAGCTATGGATTTAGATAACCTTAGGACGCTATGCAAAGACTGTCATAACAAGAGACATAAACGATTTAATTATAAAAAGAAAAAGATTGAGAAAGAAACAAACTACCGTTCTGATGAATGGTTTGGATAACTACCCTCCCATCAAAATAAAACGAGGTAAAAGCCGAACGATGAAACCGGTGGGAAGGGTCAACTGTCCAAATATTTGCTTTTTTTATCGCACGACCCCCCACCCCAGAGAAAAACTAGAAAGGAGATGTGAATTTTTGGATGAATTAAAACGTCGTAACAAATTAGTTTATAGTGAAAAATATCGCTTGAAACAGCTATTTAAAGACATTCCTGAAGATAAAAAGAAAATCGCAGAAGGATTGTTCACTCAAGCTGCACGTCTCCGGATACTACTTAATGACATGTGGATTGATATCTCAGAGAACGGCGATTATGAACTGTTTTCTCAATCAGAAACTCAGACACCTTATGAAAGAGAGCGTCCTGTGGCAAAATTATATAACTCACGAGATGTGACGTATCACAGAGTTATAAAACAATTGATTGATATGTTACCTGAAGATAAAGTCATTGACAAAAATGATATCACGAATGGTGGTGATTTGATTTGATATCACATCCACTGTTTGAAGAGTATGCTCGTAAGATAGATAATGATGAAATTGTTTACAACAAAGAACGTAAAGAGTTAGTAAAACTTATTAGAGAAAAAGTTTTAACTCGAGATGATTTATATTTTGATAATGATTTAATTGATAAGTATGTGAGATTCGCCGAAAAGAATTTTTTCCCTTTAGCTGCTTATCAAAAGTTTATTACACCATTTATTTTCTTATTCAGAAAAGAAGATGGCGAACCGCATTTTAATGAATATCTTTTAACGCTTGCTCGTGGAGGTGGTAAGAATGGTTTTATGTCGACTAGGGATGCGTTTTTTACAAGCCCGCTATATCCTATTAAAAACTATGATGTCACAATTACTGCCAATAGTGAAAAGCAGGGAAAAGTATCATTTGAAGAAGTATATGAAACAATCCAAGCAAGAGGGTTAGAAAATCATTACTACCTAACAAAAATGTCTATTGTAGGACGGAAAAATAATTCCGTCTTTTCTTTTAGGACAAATAATCCAAAAACAATGGACTCTGCACGAGATGGTTGTCTTGAATTTGATGAAATTCACCAGTTCGAAGATGACAAGATAGTAAAAGTACAAAAGTCTGGACTAGGTAAGATTGCACATGTCAGGACGTTTTTTAATGGTACAAATGGTTATGTTCGTGAAGGATTCTACGATAAGACTATTGAAAAAGCTAATCAGATATTGAAAGGCGAAGTCGAAGACTTTCGCATGTTCCCTTTTATCTGTAAATTGGACAATGCAGAAGAAGTAGATGACTTCAAAAACTGGCCGAAAGCAAACCCAATGCTTGACGAAGATACGCCATACGCAAAACGGCTGTGGACTGTTACTAAATCAGACTATGACGATTTAGAACTAGAACCAAGCGGACGACAAGAATTTATGACAAAACGCATGAACTTGCCAGAAGCAGATTTGGAAAAAGATGTTACCAGTCGTGAGAAACTACTTGCCACATTACGAGAGCCTGAAATTGACTTAAAAGGTCGCTCGTGTGTAGCTGGATTTGACTACGCAAGTATTCGAGATTTTGCATCAGTTGGATTGTTATTTAAAAATGGTGATGAATTCATCTGGAAGCAACATTCATTTGTTAGACGAGAGTTTTTCAAAGCATTCAAACTTAAAGCTCCCATCGAAGAGTGGCAAGACAAAGGATTTCTAACTCTTGTTGATGGAGATAGCATTGACCCTCGCTTGCTTGTCGATAAGTTAAATGAATGGCGCAATGATTACCTAATTGAAATTGTCTGCGCTGATGGATTCCGTATGGATCTACTTAAACCACTCTTAGAAGAAGCTGGCTTTGAATATGAGTTCTTAAGAAACCCTGGAGCGATTCAATCTAAGGTAGCTCCAATTATCGAAGATGGTTTTGCAAACGAGCGTTTTATTTTCTTAGATGATGACCGTATGATGTTATGGTATACGGACAATACCTACGTAAAAGAAGATGGCTCTGGAAATAAGAGGTTTTTAAAGAAAGAACCAGTCAGAAGAAAAACAGATGGTTTTCATGCGTTTATTGCAGCGCTATATAAAAAAGAAATGATACAAGAAAGTTCTGTCGGTGAATTTTTAGAAAGCATTGCCGATTGGGATTTTTAAGGAGGATTAAATGAAAGCATACGATAAATTTTTAAACGAAGAAAAAGATAGATTAGTTGAAGTACATACAAAATGGTTGAAAGAAGTTGATCTTTATATTGAAGATTTACAAGAACAGTTAGTTGTATCAGAACAAAAACTCACTGAAACAACTGAAATTTTTATTGAACGTTTTGAACGGCTTGAAAAGCGTATTAAAGAATTGGAAAAACCAGATCAACAATTTGTAGAAGCCACCATTAAAAATACAGAAAAAGGATTAATTATTGATAGACTTAGAGGCAAAATTTAATAGAAAGGAGTATCACACTTGAAACCGTCTGAAAACTGAAAGGAGCGTGATACGAATTATCTCCCAACCGACAGGGTTATCATGGAATCTAAAGAAAGGAGGTAATCAATGAAAATACTTGATTTTTTTGGCAGTATTTTTAAAACAGGAACTATACCTGAAAATGGGTATGATTTAGATGACATCTTTAATGATTATCAAAATCTTTACTTAAAAAATCTAGCTATTGATAAGTCCGCAGAATTTCTAGCTAGGATATTTGCTGATTCTGAAATGCGATTAGTTAATATCGAGAGTCCGTCTTGGAATTATTTGCTCAATGTACGACCAAATAACAATGAGTCAGCATCATATTTTTGGCAAAAATTTATTTATAGGTTAGTTACTCAAAATGAAGTGTTAGTTATCAAAACAGATGACGATCAGTTACTTGTCGCTGATGACTACAGTCGCAAAGAATACGCTGTATATGAAGATACATTTGATAGTGTGACTGTTAAAGACTTTATATTCAAGCGAACGTTTAAAATGAGCGAAGTTATCTTCTTGCAATACAACAATAACAGGCTATCAAGTTATATTGACGGTTTGTTTTTAGAGTACGAAAAATTACATCAGCGCATGGTAGAAACTGTTTTAAGAAACAATCAGATAAGAGGGATGATGCATGCAAAAGGCTCTTCTCAATTTACAGATAACCAGATGTCTTTGATGAAGGATTATGCTGATAAGTTGTTTAAAGCCTTCTCTGAGAGGTCTGTCGCTATAGTTCCGACTAATGATCATATCACATATGAAGAGTTGACGAACACCACAGGTACAACAAATTTATCTGTCGATGATTTACAAAAGATAAGACGACAATTCGACGATGAAATCGCTGATATTTTAGGTATTCCACCAACTGTACTACATGGAGACATGGCTACTTTAGATAGTTCTCAAAAAGCTTTAGTGCTTTATTGCATGAGTCCGCTTAGCAAAAAGATACAAGATGAGTTAAATGCGAAAATCATCAGTAAAAGTGACTATCAAAAAGGTAAGAGACTAAAGATTGTAGGACTGTCACAACATGATATTTTTGACATTGCAGTCAATATTGATAAATTGGTTTCAAGTGGTACATTTACCCGAAATGAAGTGCGTGAAAGACTTGATTTTGCACCGATAGATGGTGGAGATAACATCATCTTAACTAAAAACTATATTGAAGAGGGGAAAGGAGGTGATAATACAGATGACACAAATACAGATTAAAGGACCTATTGTTTCAGATAGCGACCGTTGGTTTTACGACTGGTTAGATATGCCAGCAACTGCACCAAAAGATATTATCTTGCCACAAGATAATAGCGATATTGAAGTGCTTATTAACTCTGGTGGTGGCGACGTATATGCAGGGAGCGAAATTTATACCGCATTGAAATCATATCAAGGAAACGTAACGGTTAAGATTGTTGGTATTGCTGCTTCGGCGGCTTCAGTAATCGCAATGGCTGGTGATGTTGTTGAGATTAGTCCTACAGCACAATTGATGATTCACAATGTATCTACTACAGTTAGTGGAGATCATAAACAAATGCTGCATGAGGCAGGAGTTTTAGAAAACTACAATATATCTATTGCTAATGCTTATGTCAATAAGACTGACTTAGAAATGAATGAATTGCTAGATTTGATGAGCACAGAAACTTGGTTTAATGCACAGCAAGCTGTTGAAAAAGGCTTTGCAGATAAAGAAATGTTTGCAGAAGAAATTAAACAAGCACCACAACTAGTAGCTGGTATCGAGAATATTGTCCCTAGTGAAGTCATTTCAAAACTAGCTAATGCGATTAATGTCAATCAAAAAGAACCTAATATTGATGAAATTGTAGATATGGTTATTTCCAAAATGGAAAATGCTAAACAAAAAGAAAAAGAAGTGCCAAAAGGATTTGGGGCTTTTTGTTTTTAATTAAAAAGGAGAAATTTAAAATATGACAATGAAATTATCGAATGAATTCAACGAAATTCGTGAAAAATTTGTAGATGCAGTATCTAACAAAGCGCCACAAGAGGAACAGAGCGCTCTCTACAACAACATGCTAGAAGCAATGTTTGAAGAATCTAAAAAAGTTGCGCAAGCAGAAGTAGAATCTGCAATCGCATTGACTCCAGACGACGCAAAAATGACAGCTCGTGAACGTAAATTTTTTAATGAGATCGTAAAAACAGCGCCAGCTGGGCTAACTGAGTTAATCCCAGAAGAAACAGTTGATCGTATTTTTGAAGATTTAACAACAAAACATCCGCTTATTGGAGCGATTGGTCTTAAAAATATGGGCCTTCGCATGAAGTTCATTGATTCTGATTCTAAAGGTAAAGCCGAGTGGGGTGACTTGTACGGGGAAATCAAAGGGCAACTTCAAGCTTCATTTAGCTCAACTAAGGCTATCCAACACAAGCTCACAGCTTACGTAGTTATTCCCAAAGACGCTGTTAAGTTCGGCCCAGGCTGGTTACTTCGTTTCATTATGACACAAATTGATGAAGCGTTCGCAGTTGCATTAGAAGAAGCTTTTTTAAATGGAGATGGCAATGGTAAACCAATCGGGTTATCTCGTACTCTAAAAGGTAAAGTTGTTGGCGAAAAAGCGACGTATGATGCAAAAAAACCGACAGGAGTTTTAACATTTAAAGATCCATCTACAACAGTAAAAGAATTGACGATGGTACATAAATACCACTCTGTAAAAGAAGATGGAAAGACAGCTGTTGAAGTTGATGGAAACATTGTAATCGTGGTTAATCCAGCAGATGCATGGGATGTTAAAAAACAATATACATCACTTAATGCTAACGGAACGTTCGTGACTGCTCTACCTTACAACGTTACCTTAATTGAGTCAGTCCATCAAAAGGCTAAGGAAGTTACAACTTTTGTTAAGGGACGATATGATGCATATGTTGCAGGCGGAATTGAGTTACACAAGTATACAGAGACATACGCTCTTGAAGATTTAGACTTATTTACAGCTAAACAATTTGCGTATGGTCGTGCTAAGGATGAGACTTCAGCAGCAGTTTGGACGCTTAGTGTTGCAGACCCAATTGTAATTTCTGGCGAACCGGGTGTAGGAGCTATTCCAGGAGTGTAATAGATGGATGAACACAAGCTTTTAAAACCATTTAAAGAACGAATGAGAGTGTTTCATGATTTTGATGATGACAATCTATCACTAATTTTGAAAAGTTCAGAGAGTGCCCTCAAAGGGTTGTTAGGGTTTGATTTGATGGATTATGAAAGCGGTAAAGAGTTAATAATGGAGCGCTCGAGATATGTCTTTAACGACTGTCTCGAGTTGTTTTATGACTCTTTTAAAAACGAAATCGCTCGTTTGGCTATTGAAGAAATGGAAAGAGAATATGAAAGTAAGAACGATTCAACGATTTGAAGATTATAAAGAAGAGGTAATTCGAGAAATTGGGGATGTCTTTGTTGTCAACAAAAACCGCTTTAAAGAGATTGACGACAAATTACCTGGTTTTATCGAAGAAGTTTCTGACGATGTCTAGAAAAAAAACAAATAATGGTGATTTGAGAACTCCTGTCATCTTTTATTCATCAACAACAGACGATGAATTAGATGGAAGAGATATGAAATTAAAGAAACTATTCGCAACACTCGCCGAAGTCTATAATCCAAGCATAAAAGATATTGAGAAAGTAACTGAGAGAGGCGTTAAAGCACAATACACTATTAAGTTTAGAGACCCTCTGTCGGGTTATATCCCTCAGAATGATCATCTTGTAGAAATTATTGATAGCAGGTTGCCAAATAAAAAAATAGGAATATTAGATATAAGGCCTGATTTTGTTGATAGAGACTTTATTGTTATAGTTCTTGGAGGATAAAAAGTGGGAGCTGAATTAAAAGGCATGGATGAACTTTTAGCGAATATGGAAAAAAAGTTAGGCTCTGCGAAAGTTAACAGAGTAGTTAATAAAGCGCTAAAAGAAATCGGTGAAGAACTAGAACCTAGTTTCGAAGCTGCTATATCGGTTTACCGAAGAAGCGGAGAGACGGTTAAAAGTGCCGTTGTATCTAGGATTAAACGTGAGGAGGGAATACCAAAAGTGAAACTTGGATTCCAAGCTCCACGATGGAACATGGTCCACTTACAAGAGTTGGAATATGGATGGAAGGAGAAACGGCGTGGTGTCGGGGTAATTCGACGTTATTCGGATGTTTTAGAAACGATATATCCGAAAGGCATAAAAGACAAGTTGAAGGGAGGTTTTGATGGTTAAAGACATGCTAACAGAAATTGGTGAGCTTTTTAAACAAGACGAAGTTTTGAGATCAGTTAAAACAAAAACTTTTAAGCGACCAGAAAGTCTACCTTCTGACCAAACAAGCATTGTTATTGTACCTCTTGCACCACCTAGACAAACAAACTTCGGTTCAGATAAACCATTAGCTAAGAAATTTATGTATCAAATCGATGTAGAGAGTGTATCAAGGCTCGAATGTAAAGATTTGCAAAATAGGATTGAGAAAAAGCTGATGGTTATAGATTTTTTTCAAAGTGATAACGGCTTAGAACGTTATGACGAGGATACAAACAGATATCTAGATGCTAGAACTTACAAAGGATTTAGCAGTTTATATGAAGAGTATTGATAAAGGAGAATTTAATGCAAGCAGTAGGATTTAAACGAATGACAATTCAAGTTTTAAGTGATGCGAAAAAAAAGATTGTCATCGAGGGTGAGGCTGGTAAAGGTGCAACTAAAACAGCTAAAATTAGTGGATTATCAGCAGCCCCTGTCAAAACATATGGTTCAGATATTGCTTATTACACCTCGCGCAGAGGTGTTGGCGATGTAAAAATGGAGACAGAAGCAATTGATATCCCATTCGAACATTTACAAACCATACTTGGTTATAAAAAAGGTGAAAAAACAGAAGGAGTTACATTTATCGGAGAAGATACAGAAGCGCCTGAAGTGTCTGTTCTTTTAGAAGCTCCAGGGACAGAGGGGAATGTATATCTCGGTTTCTTTAAAGGGACTTTCTCGATGGAAGATTTCGAATTAAAAACCAAGGAAGAAAAACATGATGGTTTAGACTCTCAAAAATTAGTGTTCACAGCACAACCTGGTGAAGTAGGGGAAGCGAAAGGTCAATATGTCGGTTGGGCAATGGATAAAGAAGCAGAAGCTAAGGGCAAAAATGCAATGGCTTTGGTTAAGCTTTTGAATCCAGGCGAACCAAGCGTAGGAGCTATTCCAGGAGTGTAAAGGAGTGTAGATGTCAGACTTAGAAATTAAAATTAAAAATGATAACGGCGAGCTCGTGGTGAAAGAATGTAAATCTCTTACTGTGAGAGACTATCGAAATTACTTGATTATGCAAGATGAACTTGCAAAAGGAGATGATCCAGAACATGTGAAACTAGACAAACAACTAACTTTTATGGCTAGTTTGTTTGAAGGCTTAACCGTCGATATGTTATATGACAAATACAACATGTATGAATTAAACAATGCTCTGGCAAATCTATATGTTAAGTTAATCGGAGGGGAGCCAGAAGACCCAAAGGAGACAACTTAACACCCGGCGAGGCATTAGAAAAGTTTTACGAGTTTATCAGAAACGTAATCAAATCTGACTACGGAGTATCTATAAAAGATGTCATGGAGACAAACTGGATTGATATGCTGGAAGTTTTAAAGCCTGCAGAAGTCAAATCTGAGGAAGTGATGTCGTTAGAAGACTTTGTTGGGACTCTAAATGGCGGATAAACTCCGCCTTTTTATTTTTGTTGAAAGGAGGAAAAATGGCAAAAGGTACACCACTAGGGAGTATGTTTATCGAACTTGGATTAGATACTTCTAAGTTTGACCCTAAGTTGCAAAGCGCAAAAAGAGCTGTTAATTATTTCAAAGCAGAGACGAGAGCTTTAGATGCCGCCTTAAAAAACACCGGAAACGCATTAAACAATAACGCAGCTAAAGCCAATGCACTACAAGCAAAATATAAGTCAGTAACACAGGCAATTGAAGCGCAAAAAAAAGTGTTAACGAGTTTGAAATCTGATTTTGACAAATTAGATCCAGGGACAGCTAAATGGGAAGCCGCAGCCGTTAATATTGAGAGAGAGAATGCAAAATTAGCAGCATTAGAGGGACAATTAGGAGCTGTAAAAAAAGCTTTTGAAGAAGTTTCTGCTCAATCCGGTTTTACTGGTTTTTTACAGCGCAGTGGCAAACAGATTGACTCTTTTGGTCAAAAAATGCAAAAACTAGGTGAAGCTACTAAATGGGTAAGCGCTGGATTTGGAGCTGGAGCATTATATAGCGTCAAGGCTGCAAGCGATTTTGAATCTGCGTTTGCTGGTGTAAAAAAGACTGTTGATGAAGTAAGAGATTCGAACGGAAAAGTTATTTACTCTTATGATATGTTGTCAAAAGGAATTAGAAACATGTCTAAACAGATACCTGCATCAACGACGGAGATTTCTCATGTTGCGGAAGCTGCTGGTCAGCTAGGTATCAAAACAAAGGATGTTTTAAATTTCACTCGTGTCATGATTGATATGGGAAAATCTACTAACTTGTCATCAGAAGAAGCTGCAACTGCATTAGCTAGGTTTGCTAATATCACACAATTAGATCCATCTAAGTACAGCAATCTAGGTAGCTCAATTGTTGAGTTGGGTAACAACTTTGCGACAACTGAAAAAGAAATCGTTGAAATGGGTCTTCGCTTAGCTGGTACAGGTAAGGTTGTAGGGTTGACAGACCCTCAAATTCTTGGCTTGGCAACAGCTATGAGTTCTGTTGGTATCGAAGCGGAAGCAGGTGGTTCGGCGTTTAGTCGTGTCATGCAAAAAATTAATACACAAGTGTTGTCTGGTGGCGAAGATTTGTGGAAGTTTGCAAAAATCGCTGGTAAATCTGCTGATGAATTTGCTGCATCTTGGAAGAAAAATCCACAAGAAGCCATTATTGATTTTGTTAAAGGGTTAAAACGCTTTAAAGAAGAGGGCAAAGACGTAACTGCTCACTTGCAAGATATTGGTATTGAATCAGTACGAGAAATTGACACATTACAACGTTTGGCTGGTGCTGGTGATTTACTTGGCGATGCATTTAAGTCCGCAAATAAAGGATTTAGTGAAAACAAAGCGTTGACTGATGAGGCTTCTAAACGATACGCAACTTTCCAAAGCAAACTACAACTCCTAAAAAACAAACTAAATGATGTAGCTGTCACAATGGGTGGACCATTAATGGATGCTGCTTCAAATGCCCTTGATGCATTGGAACCAATGTTTAAAGTTGTTAGGGATCTCGCAAAAGCATATTCTAACGCTAGCCCAGAAATGAAAAAACTTATCACATATGCAATTTTAGGTGCAACTGCATTTTCTCCATTAATGACTGCTATCGGTAAAACAACTTCTAACGTAGGTAGATTAGTAGGTTGGATAGGAAAGTTGTCTGGTGCAACGAAAGGCGCAAAAGCAGCAGAAGGATTAGCTACTGCTGTAGGCGGTCTAGGTGCTAATTCTGCAACAGCGGCAGCTAGTGTAGGGCTTTTAGGAAATCCAGTGACTTGGGGGGTCATCATCGGCGGTGCTGCGGTTATCGGAATAGGTATATTAGCTAATAAGATATATGAAGCTCACCAGCGTACACAAGAGTGGGGAACTAAAGTTAATCAGGTACAAGCCAATGAACTACAGGCTTTTAAAGATAAAGTTGATAAGACGAATCAGTCGATGGCAGGATTCAGAGGTGGAGCTGACCAAGTCAATGCTGTTAAGACAGCATTTCAAGGACTAGTTACCGAAATCGAAAAACTAGAAAATAAAGACTTAAGTAAAAACGTTAAATTAGCAGAGCAACTTGGTTTCAGTCAAGAAACGATAGAACAGTTGAAAAAATCAAGCAGGCAAACAATTGATAATGTCAAGCAGATGTCTGATGAAGTCATTAATATCTATCAAAACGCTAGCAACGAACATAGAAGATTAACTGAAGAAGAGAATGCTGTTGTTTTAGCAAATCAAAATGAGCTTATCAATGTGCAGCTATCAAAATTGAACTACTCTGCTAAAGAGAAGAAGGCAATTACCAAGGCGATGAATGGTGAGCTAGAAGCGTTAAATAGTCAGCAGTTAACTAAGGCTCTTGAAGTTACTGAAAAATGGATAAAAGCTGAAAATAAATCATATCAAAAGTTAAAAAGTGGTCTTAAAAAAGCTTATGACTCTATCAAAGGTGATGATGAAGCTGCTGTTAAAGCGAGGGAAGAAATCCACAAGAAACAGCAACAACTCGAAGCTGACCATTACTTGAAAATGGAAGCTTATGGCAAACGTTATGCTAAAATCCAAAAGAAATTGCTTAAAGGGACTGCGAAATATTTAGACCCGCAGTTGCAACAAGCGATGGTTAACGATGTCAAAAAGCAAATGAAGGAGCTTGGGTTATCTTATGAAGAGTTGATGAAGAAGACAACCAAAGCAGCATCTAAAGCTCAAGAAGTTAATACTATGTGGGCTAGAACTACTAAAAAATCAACAGAAGATCAAAAGGTGGCTAATTCGCAATGGAATAGCCTTGTCTGGAATCCCAAAACGGGTAAGTTGAAAACAAATGCTAAAGAGGAAGTAGCTAAAGCTCTTGAAGCGGAAGGTGGCTGGGACAGACTTAAGTTTATTGCAAAGAATGCAAATTTAGAGACTAACGCTCGTGTAACCATGGCAGAAGTTCTAGTCGAAACTGGCAAATGGGATGCTCTCAAACCAGAAGATAAAAAACTAATCGTTGATGGGCATCAAGGCATTCAATCCATAGTAGAAAGTGAGGAGCACTTAAAAATATGGAATAGTTTGCCAGAAGGCGTTAAGCGTATTCTAGGCGACAATAAAGATTTTCTTGATAAAAAAGGAGTTGCGACCAAAGCGCTTGAAAATTGGAATGCTTTAAAACCAGACGAAAAAAAATTACTCGCTAAAAACTTAACAAAAAAAGGGAAAGATGAAGCACAAAAAACGATCAATAGCTTAGTCGGAAAAGAAGTCAAAGTGACAGCGGCTAATAAAACATTGTCCGGAGTTAACAGCGCTCAAAGAACATTAAATAGTGTGCAAGATAAACATGTCACTATTTGGGCGTCAATCAAAAAAACTGCGAGTGACTTATGGAGCAAACTAACAGGATACGCTGTTGGTACAGACTACCACCCTGGTGGACTTGCGATGGTCAACGACCAAAAAGGGCCTTTATATAAAGAACTAGTAACTTTACCGAATGGACAATCATTCATCCCAGATGGCCGTGATGTAGTATTACCACTGCCGAAAGGTTCGAAAGTCATGAAAGCTAGTATGACCAGGGACTATATGAAAAATTTAGGAATACCTAAATATGCTAACGGCGTTGGAATTCCTAAAGATTCGACGTTTGTCAAAAGCATTACAATCCCTAAGAGGAGAGTATCAGAAACGACATCATACGACGACTCTAATATTGCAAGAATTTTGAATGAAATTTTACTAACGCTTAGAACAAAAAATCATGAGACAGAAAATGGCGATGTCTATTTAGATATGAGAAAGGTCGGCAGGATGATTAAAGAACACAACGAGTCTGAAAGTATCATGCTTAAACGAATGCGAGGTGAACTGTCATAGGGAAAGTTACAATGAAATTTGATGGTATAGATCTATCTAATGTCATAGAGATACACGACATCAAAAGAGACGTCGGAAATACACGTAATGTTGTTTCAAGTAGCGCTTTAAAAATTGGCGAGCACGTTCAATCTGTGCACGTTGGAGCTAAAAAAATAAGTGTTGATTTTTCTATTTGGACCAGAAATAGAAACGAGGTAAAACATAATTTAGCGAAGGTTTTCAACAGAACAACACCTAGAAAATTGTTTTTTTCTGACGAACCAGATAAATATTATATGGCAATAGTTGTAGATGACATACCGATGGTTGAAGATGTTATCAAGCGTTCAATAGGGACTATCACTTTTTTAATTCCAGATGGCGTTGCGCATTCAACTACTTACAAAAAGTTTTTAGATTACACGCAAGATGGAAATAAATTAATCTTTAAATTGCAAAACGAAGGTAACACAAATGCGTTGCCAATTATCAAAATAAAACACAACTCCGAAAACGGCTATATTGGTATTGCAAACGAAACAGGTGCTTTTGCGCTTGGATCATCAGAAGAAGAAGACGGGACTATCGTGCATCGTAACGAAGTCCTTTTTGATTACTCAAAAGCGATAGCGAAAGCTTTAGAAGGTGCGCCCAACGTCGCAAAACTCAACTATATGCCACCAACATTTGACTCGGAATTAAAGCGCAAGCGCATTGATAATATCTTAGGCTCTGGTAAAGGTGGTGAATATGTTGTTATTGGAAATAGAGGCACCACACCGGGATACACAGAACATGTTGGGACTCGAACGTTTATTATCAATCCTGATTCAAACGGAGAATACACTCTCAATGAGCACCTGTGGTGGCAACAGATTTTTATTGCTACTGCGCAGGATCAAAAAGGTTTTTTAAAGCTTTGCGTGACAGGTGAAAATGATGAATTCCTCTATGGGATTGAAACTTACAAACGCAAAAACGGCTTTGAAACAGAGTATAACTTTTTTGCTCTTGATGATGATGGCGTTGGATGGCGCTTTTATAAGCAGTTTAAATTTCAAGCTGACAGGAATTATCACAATCCATTTTCTATGAATAGAAGTAGAGCAGTTGAGATTTTCCGTGAAGAAGATAAGTTTAGAATCTACTTTAATGGTGCGCACCATCATGTAGAAGTTCCAGCTCTAAAAGGCAAAACGTCTCGCAAGATACATCTTGCAATGGGGACATGTAGCGACAGCTCTAAATATATCAACTACAACCTTTTCGAAAAGGTCAACTTTGAAAAAATGGGAGTGTCTCACTACAACAACATTGTTAACAAGTATCAACCAGGCGATGAAGTGGTTATCAATTTTGAAAATGACACAGTCAAAACAAAAGACTTAGATTCTATTCAAGACATGGTTTTAGGTTCGCAGCCTATATCTATACCACCCGGAAAAACAGAGTTCGTCATGCAGCTATCTAAATTTTCTCAATATGCGCCAAACGTTGAAATATTAATGGAAGAGAGGTGGTTATAATAACGCTAGTAATACATGATTCTAAGTTGCACCCTGTTTTGTTGCTAGACAATGAAAAACAAGGTACGCTTAATTATTTTGACGACACATGGACTAGACAGTTAACTACAGGCTCATCTGTTTTTGAGTTTTCTGTGTACAAAAAAACACTTGAAGGAGACAACCCACTCAATCATAAGTATCAAGTGCTTAATGACCAAGCGTTTGTATCGTTTGTACATAAAGATAAAGTACAGCTCTTTAATATCATGCAGATCGAAGAGACTGAAACGACTGTACGTTGTTATTGCGAAAACTTAAATTTAGAGTTGCTAAACGAGTATTGCAACCCGTACAAAGCCACTAAAGCGATGTCGTTTGAAGAGTATCTTGTAGCATTTGACATTTTAAACTGGGGAGCTTTGACAATTGGCACAAACGAAGTAAAGGACAAGAAGCTAACTTTAGAATGGACTGGTCAAGACACTAAACTGGCTCGCTTGTTATCGATTGCTAATAATTTTGATGCAGAAATTGAGTTTGAAACGCAACTACACAATAACTACACGTTTAAAGCTTTTATCATAAACATCTATAAAGAATACGAAGAAGGCAAGTCATACGGTGTTGGCCGTGATAGAAGTGACACTGTGCTTAGATACCAAAAAAATATCGCTGGTATTACTAAAAAGCTTGATAAGCGTCAGATTTATAACGCAATACGTCCTTACGGTAAAAAGACTGTAAAAGGTGAGCGTGTTGTCTCTAATCCTGTTACACGTAAAGTCACTAAGACAGTTGGCTCTAACAAGACTTACTTAGGCGGCGATATTAAATATTACGGTCACACAATAAAAAAAGCCAACGTACAAGCGATTATAAACTACGCTGTACAATACAACATTTTGCCAAGTGGAATCATCACGCAACTTTATTTAGAGAGCTTTTGGGGTGACTCAACTGTCGGTAGGCGTGATAACAACTGGTCAGGAATGACAGGTGGAGCACAGACACGTCCTAGCGGAGTAAAAGTCACTACTGGTATGGCTCGTCCTGCAAACGAGGGCGGAACGTACATGCACTATGCTAGTGTAGACGACTTTTTAAAAGACTACACTTATCTTTTAGCAAAACAAGGGATTTATAATGTCGTCGGCAAAAAGAATATAGCAGACTATACAAAAGGGCTTTTTAGAGCTGGTGGAGCTAAATATGACTATGCAGCAGCAGGATATCAAAGCTACACAAATTTGATGACTAATATCCGAAATGGTATCAATAAAGTAACTGGAAATATCCTCAATACGATTGATAAGCTGTGGCAAACACCAGTACAGCCTATAACAGCCGTAAACGTAGCTAGAAGAGCTACTAAGACAATGCAAGCACTAAATGAAGCTACTAGACTTAAAGGTCGCAGAATCGGCTCAGGACAGTGTTATGCTTTGTCTGGTTGGTACGCTAAGAAGTTAGACGGAGCTTGGATTGATAGTTCCATCGGTGGTATCCGTGGTCGCATTGGCGGTGGGATGGCTGCTGCTTTAATCGGTACTGACTATAACTGGGGGGCGTATGGTTGGAAGCTAGACAGGTCGCCTAATGCTGGCAACTTGCAAGCTGGCGGTATCTATAATGTTAAAGCAAATTTTGGTGCTCCGTTTTATACAACACAATGGGGGCACACAGGGATTATCAAGAGTGTGTCCAAGACCAGAGTTACTGTTTTGGAGCAAAACTTTGTTGGCCGCATGTATGTTGTCGAAAACTCATATGACATTAACGCTTTTGCTAGAGGATTGCAGACAGTATGTTATCCACGTGAAATAGCGCAAGGAATGGCTGTTAACGGTGCAACAACACAGCAAGTAAGCGGTGGAACCCAAATATCATATGAGGAAGTCGTGCAAGAAGCACAGACAGAATCATACGAAGAAGAACAAATCATCTACATTGACAACTCAATCTACAAAGAGTGGAAAGACGAAAACGGTAAAGTAGAGTACTATCTCAAAAATGGATTTTTGTACGCACCACTTTCAAGAGACCGCTATCCATCTGTTTTAACCGGTAATGAGACACGAGACAACTGGATACGAAAAGACATGGAAGTCGAGACTGATAGTCAAGAAGTCTTGATGTCAACAGGTCTAAAAGACTTAAAAGCACACGCATATCCAGCAATTACATACGAAGTTGATGGCTATGTTGACTTAGAACTTGGTGATGTTGTGCGGATACAGGACGACGGATACGAGCCACCGCTGATTTTGACAGCACGAGTAGTTGAGCAAGAAATATCCATAACAAATCCCAGCTCTAACAAAACTAAATTCAGCAATTTTGTCGAAAAAGAAAGTCAGTTAGCTTCTGATTTAATCAGTGATATGTTGCGTCTATACGATGAGTCAATTCCATACGAAATCAAACTAGCTACTTCGAATGGTGTCGCTTTTAAAAATGGCACTGGTGAATCTGTCCTAACTCCTAGCTTGCAAAAGAACGGGAAAGACTATGAAGCAGTTTATTTTTATAAAAATGGTGACTCGCTAATTGATATCGGACCATCGCTAATTGTTAAAGCAAGCGACTTTAACCACGTTTTAAATATAACAGTTGAGGCATATTTAAATGAGGAACTTGTAGCAAGTACGCAAATATCCTTTACAGACACAGAAGACGGTGCAGACGGAAAAGACGGGTTGCCAGGACCGCAAGGTCCACCGGGGATAGATGGTTTACAAGGTCCGAGAGGAGAACAGGGTATTCCTGGTCCGGCTGGTGCTGACGGAAAGGCAACGTACACACACATTGCTTACGCCCTTGACGAAACCGGAACTACTGGTTTTAGCGTATCTGATAATACTGGCAAAACATACATAGGTATGTATGTTGATGATAATATCATAGACTCAAACGACCCTAAAAAGTACAAGTGGAATTTGATAAAAGGCGCAGATGGTGCTAGAGGTATCCAAGGTCCAGCTGGTGCTGACGGTAAGACACCTTACTGGCATGTAGCGTATGCAAACAGCTCAGATGGGACAGTTGACTTTAGCGTGTCTGATAGTGCAAACAAGCGCTACATTGGGCAATATACTGACTACGATGCAATAGATTCAAGTGACCCTAAAAAATACCGCTGGACTGACATGGTTGGGACGGTTGTCGTCGGGACAAACAATCTGATTGATGGTACAAAATCATTTTTTGGGACTGATTGGTTTACTTCTGCAACGCTAGAAGACGAGAACCTCTCTAATTGTCCTTTCACGCTTAAAAAATGGATTAGTGGGCAAAAAGTGTCGCATGCAAAAGATATCATGGTCGAGCAAGGTGTAACGTACACTTTTAGTGCTTATGTTAAACGTGAGGTAGCTGGGAATTTATATTTTTATCTTTATGATATAGCAGATGGTTTTATTACTAGCGATACCCCACGAGAGACAATTATAAAAAACGTTGACTCTAGTCTCAGACGTTTTGAAATCACTTTTACACCAACTAAGACAGGTAGGATTAGACCAAGGTTCGCGATGGTGTCATCGGAGCAAGGTAGTTTCAGCTCTGGTGGGTTTATGCTCGTTAGGGGAAATAAAACAGGCGACTGGCAGGAATCAGAAGCTGATAAAGCAAGTAATCTTGATTCAAAAGCTGACGGAGCGTTTACAGTTGAGCAACTAAATGCACTCGCTGAACGTGCTCGCATCGCAGAAGCTGAATTGCAATCTAAAGCAACGTTAGACACAGTCAACGACTGGGTTAAAGCATTGCAAGACGAAATCAAAGCACGAGAGGGAGGACAAAAGTTATCAGAACAAAAACTGATAGACTTTTCTAATCGCATGATAGCAGTACAGCAAACAATTGGGGAGATGCAGATACGCACTGATTTTGTTAATAAATTTATGAGTCAGTCAGAGGACGGTCTTGTAATCGGACAAAAAGATGGAACGTCAAGCGTTAGAGTTGATAACGATCGCATCAGTTTTTACTCAAGTGGTAAAGAAGTAGCATATATAGCTCAGAGTGTGCTTGTTATCGATAGTGGTATCTTTACAACTAAACTACAAATAGGTCGCTATCGTATAGAGCAATACGAGCTAAATCCAGATATAAACGTTGTCCGTTACGTTGGATAGAAAGGGGGTTAAATGACAACTTATTATAGTAACTCCGATAGGAGTTACCGCTTAACTTATATCGTTGATGAAGTATCAACATCAATTGCAGATAATAGCAGTCAAGTCAGATTTAGACTTTATTTAACGTCAGGAACTAACAGTTACGCACAATACAACTTTAGCGGATATGCTTGGGTTGGCGCTAGATATGACTTTAATGCACCATCAGCGCTTGGGTTTAACAGTAATTATCTATTAATTGATCGAACTATCAAAATACCCCATGATGCTGACGGAAGCAAGACTGTGGTAGTTGCAGCTAAATTATCAGGTCCCGGAGGATACGCACCCAGCACGCTAAATATACCAGACCAAAAATTTACGCTGACTAAAATCCCACGAACAAGCACAGTTGCGGTAAGTAGTGGTTATTTTGGGGATACGCTAAATGTCAACATCAATAAAACAAATGACAGCTTTACATACGATGTCAGATATAACGTCAACGGGAAAACTGGTACTGTGGCTAGTGATATATCAGGGTCAACGACTTTTAAGACAAGCTTAGATTGGGCTAGTACGATTCCAAATGCAACTAGTACACCAGCTACAATTTATGTCGATACTAAGTCAAACGGGTCAGTCATTGGGACATCAACAGGTATTTTTTATCTAACTGTACCTGATAATGCCAAGCCAAAAATCTCAAGTCTCGCTTTATCAGACACAAATCAAAAAGCATCTACAATTGTAGGTGCTAATAATTTTGTCCAGATAATTTCTAATCCAGTCGTTACATTTAATGGGGCTAGTGGTGCTTATGGCTCTACAATCCAAAATTTTAACGCTGAAATTATAGGTAAAAACCAATCCACGCAGCAAAATGGTGGCTCGCTTGGTATTTTAAACTTTAGTGGTAAAGCTACTGTTAAAGCAACTGTTACGGATAGTCGTGGGAGGGTGTCAGACCCTGTGACAACAGAAATCAATGTTATACCATATTCCCCACCAGCTTTTAGTTTTACTGTCACACGTGCAGGGGCTAAAAATGACCAGTTGGTAGTTACTCGTAACGCTAAAATATCCCCGCTTATTGTCGATGGTGTACAAAAAAATAAAATGACGCTGACTTTTAAAACAGCGCCACTCAATACGACGAGTTTTACAATAGACACGTCAAACGCAAGCGGCACATATACTACAGTCGCAGAGTTAATTAACTCAACAGCTACGCTTAGTGGCTCGTATGGAGCTGACAAATCATTTGACGTCTACGGTTTGCTTAGTGATGTTTTTAGCGCAAGTGGAGGCGGTACACCTGTTAAACAAACGGTATCAACAGAGTCTTTCCCGCTGTCATGGCATAAAAACAGCGTCGGAATTGGAACATTACCAAAAATTGATGATACAGGTTCTTTAAATGTCGCAGGCAATATCTATTCTGATGGCAAGCAAATCCAACAAAAACAACTTGCTTTAAATAATGGTGGGGCATTTAGGCATGATACAACAGACTTAAACAGCTTGCAAGACACAGGTTTTTATTGTGTTTTTAAAGGCGATAACAGACCAAGTGGTGCTGGACCGGGCTATCTAACAGTTGTAAGACACGAGACAGCCAATTACGCTTACCAGCATTTTTATGACCGCACGAACAAAACCATTTTTACACGAGTGCTAGAAAACGGGGCATGGAGTGGTTGGAGTGAGTACGCTAAAAAAGATAGCTTACCGCAATCCGCACCAGCGGTAGAAGATACTGGTTGGCAATACATCGGCAACGGTTTTAATTACAGGAAAATTGGTAGCATGGTCACTATTAAATATGACTTTGCAACAAATGGAATAAACCAGTTTACGGTCGGTTCCATGCCAACGAATTTAATTCCAAACGAAATGATGTTTGCGGTTACTGCGTGGACTGTGCAATTAAATGTATTAAATGTACAAGTTAGTGCAGATGGTCGTATTTTATGGTTCAACCCATCAAAATGGGCGGTTAATGTTAAAGGACAAATTAATTGGATAATTTAAAAGGAGGAATTATGCTTGAATTTTTGAATAGATACCCAGTTTTACTGGAAGATAAAAGTGTAAAAGAGACTAAAGCGATTTTAGCATTTACGTCTAGCACGATTAAAGCAAATTTTGAAGTGACGCTACCAGCAGAAGAAAATGATAAAAAATTTGCTGAAACTTTAAAAACGTGTGAAAAGCTTATCTTTGAGCAACTTTACAAAGACAAAGCAGAAGCAGAACAATTTGAAAAAATTAATGACGCAATTGCTAAGTCAAAGGCGCAATCAGATAAAGCGGAAAATATGATTAAACTGATGTCAGCAACTGTTAACGATTTGATTAAGACAATGGCTGACGGAGGGAAATTGAATGATACAACGCTTAACAACGCTAGCGAAAATAGCAGTACACATATTTAAAAACAAAAAAGGAGAAAAAACAATGATGATTAATTACTTTGCAATGCAGATTGAACTAGGGTGGATTACTATTGATGACGTTCCAGCATTTTGTCGTGAGCGAGTACGTAAACTAATTGAAGTTTCTACGGTTGGTACAGAAGGAAAATGAGGCAATGAATGAACATTGACATACTACAAATTGGCGCAGCAAGCGGGGCGATTTTATCGGTAGTTGGATTGTGGGCGTTTGTTGTTAATCCGTTTAAAACAGCGATGCAAAAAAACGAAGATACAATGAGCGCCCTTAAAGACACAATAAAAGAACTGGCTTACGAACTAAAAGACTCACAGCGTGACAGGGAAAAGATACATAAAATCTTGGATATCCACGAGCAACGACTCGGAAAAACAGAAGACGACATCATTGTCAACAAGGAACAAATAAAAACATTATTTAATAGGAGAAATAAATATGATTAATTTAAAATTACGACTACAAAACAAAGTAACTTTGATGGCTATTTTAGGAGCTATATTTTTGCTAGCGCAACAATTAGGTATTAAATTACCGTCAAATATTGCGGATATTGCAAACACAGCAGTAACGCTTTTGGTATTACTTGGAGTTGTTACAGACCCAACAACCGAAGGTCTTTCAGACAGTGAGCAAGCATTGACTTACCACGAGCCAAAAAAATAGGAGGGGACATGCGTGCAATCACTAAAATAGCAATGGTACTAGCAATAGCAATACTGTACATACCGCTTGCAGTGGTTGCTTTTTTTAGTTATCCGATTTATTTACTTTTTGGAAAGGAGGAGTAAATGGCAACTTATCAAGAATATAAAAGCAGGTCAAATGGTAACGCTTATGATATTGATGGGTCTTTCGGTGCACAATGTTGGGATGGCTACGCAGATTACTGTAAGTATCTAGGACTGCCATACGCAAACTGTACAAATACAGGATACGCAAGGGATATATGGGAGCAACGTCACGAAAATGGTATCTTAAACTATTTTGATGAAGTGGAAGTTATGCAAGCTGGTGATGTTGCTATTTTTATGGTTGTTGACGGTGTAACGCCTTACAGTCATGTAGCAATTTTTGACAGCGATGCAGGAGGCGGATATGGCTGGTTTTTGGGGCAAAATCAAGGCGGTGCTAATGGCGCATACAATCTTGTAAAAATCCCATACTCCGCAACATACCCAACTGCATTTAGACCAAAAAGCTTTAAAAACGCTGTTACTGTAACCGGTAATACTGGTTTAAATAAAGGTGATTACTTTATCGATGTATCAGCTTATCAACAAGCAGATTTAACAACGACTTGTCAGCAGGCGGGCACTACAAAAACGATTATCAAGGTATCCGAGTCAATTGCTTGGCTGTCTGACAGACATCAACAACAAGCAAACACAAGCGACCCAATTGGCTATTACCACTTTGGACGTTTTGGCGGTGATAGTGCTTTAGCGCAACGGGAAGCAGACTTATTTTTGTCTAACTTACCAAGCAAAAAAGTATCATACTTAGTCATTGACTATGAAGACTCTGCAAGTGCTGACAAACAAGCTAACACTAATGCAGTTATTGTGTTTATGGATAAAATTGCAAACGCTGGATATAAGCCTATTTATTACAGCTACAAACCTTTTACGCTTAATAATATTGATTATCAACAAATTATAGCTAAGTACCCAAACAGTATTTGGATAGCTGGTTATCCAGATTATGAAGTACGAAAAGACCCACTTTGGGAGTTCTTCCCTTCAATGGATGGTGTGCGCTGGTGGCAGTTTACAAGTGTAGGAGTAGCAGGTGGTTTAGATAAAAATATTGTATTATTAGCAGATGATAGTAGCAAAGTTGATATACCTAAGATTGACAAACCACAAGAACCACAAAGCCAGCTTACTTTTAATCAAAAGCTAGATACTAACACTAAATTAGACAACTCAAATGTACCTTACTACGAAGCAACCCTTAGCACAGACTATTATGTAGAGTCTAAGCCAAACGCAAGTAGCACAGATAAAGAGTTTATCAAAGCAGGAACTCGTGTAAGAGTCTACGAAAAAGTAAATGGATGGTCACGTATTAACGCTTCTCAATCTAATCAGTGGGTAGAAGATGCTTACTTAATTGATGCAACAGATATGTAAACCAACAGAGCGACATAAATGTCGGTAGCAAAAAATTATGGAGGTAAAACTCCTTTAGATAAGACAAATGCCCTCGCAAAAGCGAGGGCTATTTTTATTGAAATATTGAAATCTCTTTATAAAAATAGTAAAATAGTTTCGCTATTATAAAGAAAGTTGTTATCAATGAATAATCTAGTTCTTCCTCAGAATTTAAACAAATATAACATTACGAAAATCGTTACCAATTTCAATAGATTACTTGCTTTAAGTGATAACAGGACACTTACAGTAGATATGAGAAACATTGAGTTTGCGGAACCTAGTGGAGTAATTTCGTTATATAATATGTTAACTTTTGCTACAAAAAGAAAAGATGCAAACATCAAGTGGTTAATATGCGAAGAAAGCTCTTTAAATAAACGTCAAAGGCAAGCTATGTTGTATCTAGTAGATTGTGGCTTTTTTAAAGTGTTTGATAAATTGGTTTATAAAGAGCCGGAACTGCGCCCGACTACTTTTGAAATTAAATTTATTAACACTGAACAAATAGCTCAATGGAAGGTAACAGACTTTAAGAATTGGTTACAAAAGCAAACTGGCAGAACAAATGAGTTTAGTTCTATTTGTGTAGCGGTTGACGAAATTTTTAATAATATTGCAGATCATTCTAAGGAATCTAAGGGATGTATTTTTGGGCAATACTATCCCAAGAACAAGGAGATTGTAATAGCAGTATCTGATTTCGGAATAGGAATCCCTCAGTCTATAAAGCGAAAATTTAAAAAGGATGAGCCTGACAACAAGTTAATAGAATTCGCTCTTCAAGAGGGTGTTTCTGCAGAAACTATACCTCAAAATAGAGGGGCAGGGCTTTCTAATATTGTAAATACTTTAACTACTAACAAAGTCGGGAACTTTACAATTATATCTAATTGTGGTATAGTCTCGGTATCAGATAATAAAATTACTCAAAGTTATTCGTCTGAGGAATCATATCCTGGTACTTTTTTTGAAATTCGAATAGATGTATCGAATGACAATTTATATGATTTAGAAGAGGAGGAAGAATTCGAATGGTAA